GAATGCTCAATGCGATGATTCGAGTTGAAGGTGGTGCAGAAGCTAGTAGTTATTTTAACAGTCATGTTGCTAGTGGTATTGCTATGGCAAATGGCACTACGCCTCCAGATGCTGCTCCTACCACAACAACAGATGCAGAAACAGCCGCATCGATAGCAGAAAACCCAACAGGAGATGCAGACGGCGACGGTGTTCCTAATGCTGAAGATGCAACACCAGCAGGCGAACCTCCAGCTCCTGGAAGTGACGGAGTTGGCAGCGGCGGCACTCCTTTTTACTTAGATAATATGTTAAATCGCTTTGACAACTACACTTATAGATGGGCGATACATATGGTGCATCCTTCAGAAAAAGATGCGTTTGAAGATAACATTCCTAATAGAGTTATTACGCTAGCTGACAGTGGTGTTGAAAGCGAAATTAATATTACAAATGTAGATCAAAACTTAGCACTTACTTTTAATCAACCTAATAGAAATGCTGTAGCTAACCAATTTATATTTGAATTGTCAGAGCCTGGAGGAGCAACACTGTTTAATAGAATTTTGCTAGGTGCTAGACTATTAGGAATTGAAAATCATTTACAAGCATCATATCTATTAGAATTAAAGTTTGTTGGATATAACCCAGACGGCAATGTTAACAGTAATATAATAGGCCCGTTTTATTATAATTGTACAATGGCTAGTTTAACATTTGATTACAAAGACGGCGGCACATCATATAAAGCAGAACTAATTGAAACAGATTTGCATGCTTATGAAAGATTACACCTGCACTTGCCTCAAGACATTCAAGTAAGTGCTAGTACATTTGGGCAATTCTTAGAAGAGTTTGAACGTGAAATTAATGAAAAAGAACGTGAAAGAATTGAAAGATCACCGGGTCAGCTATTTCCAACAGAGTACACACTTACAACAGACAGCGAAGCTTCGGAATGGACTAGTTGGGGATTTGAAGCGGTTACAGGTGAACAATTAGAACAAACAAGTGGTATTAGTGTGTCAGGTAGTGGCTCACTTAATTTCGAATTGAATCAAGGTACTAGTGTTGTTGCTGCAATTGCAACTGCACTTTATCAAACCACTAACTTTCAAAGATTTCCAATATTCAATGGTGGGTTTGGTAAAGACAATCCAAGAGATGGAGAAGTTAAAGCTGAAAGTTTAGCACAGCTAATAACTTGGATGAAACTAAACACTTCAACTGCATTTGGTCCATATGATCCAATGGCAAGGCATTATCAAAAGAAACTTACATATACTGTGGGAAAATATATTACTCCGGAAATAGTTCACGATCCTGGTAGTTACTTTGATTCTATTAACAGTACAGATACACAAAGAGAACGTCTTAGAACTATTGTACGTGAAGGATTAATTAGAAAACGTTTTGATTATACTTACACAGGTACAAATACCGAAGTTATTGATTTAGATATTACACTAAACAATGCGTACTATCAACTTCAAGCACTAAATCACGGATTTGTTCAGCAACGTGATCAGTTCTTTGCAGGCGCAGGCGCAGCTACACAGCAAGCAGCTCGTGACAGAGGAACACACTTAGAATTACGTAATCGACTTGAAACTCTACAGCGTGAACAAACAGAATTACAAGAAAGTCTAAGGGGTCTTACTCCTACAGAACAAAACAATCAAGGACGGGCTAGTGTTGAAAGGCTTGCTGCACTTGAAAGTGAAATACAAGAAACAAGACAACAAGCTGACAGGGCCGAACAAGTTGCTTCGGCTAGTTTAGACTCTGCATTAACTAACAATGCTGGTAGATTAAGTCCAGTTGCTAGAAGGTATATTACTCAAAGTGATGTAGTTAGCAGTGCTAGTGTTGACCGTGCTTCGGGCAGAGATATGCCATTGAGTTTTTATCAAAGTGCTGTAAACAGTAATGCAACAGCAGGACCTGACAAAGGTGATAACCCTGGGGTTGTTATGTTAGGTGCAGTAGAAATTAATTTAAACACTTTAGGCGATTTAGTTGAACAAAATATTGTTGTTAGAGGAGATCCATATTGGTTAGGAAGACCACGTGGAGCTCAAACACAAGGTGAGTTTGCGGGTGCAAACTATGAACGAGGTGGGTTAAATTACTTTTTATATCTAAACTTTCCAACTTATCCTAATCCTGAATCAGGTCTCATGGAAGTTGCTGAACAAGATTTTAGTATTATGGGGTTATATAGAGTTTATGCTGTACAAGCAAGCTATAGAGATGGACAATTTATAATGACTCTAAGTTCTTTTAGAGACATGGCAACAAACGTTGGTCTAGTAGCACAAGAATTAATATCAGGTGTTATTGATACAGGTGTTGCAAATCAATTGCCTGGAATTAATCAACAAGGTGAAGGTGATGGCGGCGCACCTGGAGAAGAAACGCCTAGAACTCCAGGACCAGAGTTAGGTGATCTGAGAACTGGTACTGGAAGCGGCAATGTAACACAAGGACAAGGTGGGACTATACGTCCGGACCCAGTCAATCCTAGATTACTAGATATTCTTTCACGTGCAGGATCTGCTGCGGGCGTTGATGTTACAGTAAGCAGTGGCGGACAAGCTAGTCAGGCAGTTGGAACAGGTAGTACACGACATAATCATGGTTATGCAGCAGATGTTAGTATTCAAAGCGGAGGTAGAACACTGAGCTTAAATAATCCAGCAGATGTTCCTATCATTCAAAACTTTATGAGAGAAGCAAGAGCTGCCGGAGCAACTGGTCTAGGAGCAGGCAACGGATATATGGGAAATAATCATTATCACATTGACATTGCAGCATCTGTTGGACAAGGACCGGCAGCATACTGGGGAGGCCCACGAGACCCTAGAACAGGAACATTCATCAGCGCAAATGCTCCTCGGTGGTTAGGACAAATTTGGTCAGGAGGATAATATATGTCAGACATGGATAGATATACAGGTTTAAACAGAATCAGTAAAGGTGTTCCGGGTAGATTTGACCGTGACAATGTCGACGGCATGCGTAATCTCAATGGTCTTTTTCTAGCTAGAGTAGTAGGTGTTCAAGATGACACATATCAAGGACATGTAACAGTTGAACTTGTTGGTCATCAAACAGTTAACAACAGAGGCAGCAAACAAAGTTTACACAGAATACGTAGAACTAGTCCGTTTGGCGGAAACATGCAAGGAGCAGACCATACTTTATCATATGGTATGAGTAGTCATCCTCCAGCACCTGGAACAGAAGTTTTAGTTGGTTTTACAGGCAGAGAGCAAGAAGGTTTTATGGTAGGTATTTTACCTGATGCTACTAGAAATTCTTCTGTTCCTGGATTGCCTGCTAGTGAAGTGCAAGGAGAAAATGGAACTGTCTTAGGCGTAACAACAGATACTTCTGTTTTCGAGTCACAGCAAGGAAATCAGCGAACTAGACATCCTCTTGCTAATGGAATAGCACAACAAGGTTTAGGATTAGACCCTATTAGAGGTATTGGTAGTAGCGGGTCACGCCGTGAAAGTCCTAGCAATATGATGGGATTTAATAGTCCTGGTGGTCATAGTTTTGTTTTAGACGACGGAACTGTAAGTAGTGGGGCAGCATTAAACCCTGATCCTAATAGAGAGGCTGGGAAAAATAACTTAGTAAGATTGCGTACAGGAAGCGGCGCTCAGATTTTAATGAATGATAGTGCAGGTATTGTTTATATTATTAATCAATCAGGCACTAGCTGGATACAAATGAGCGATGATGGAAACATTGACATTTATAGCGAAAACAATATTAGCTTACACGCAACTAATGATTTTAACTTATACTGTGGCGGCGATTTTAATTTAGATGCAGACAGTATAAACATCAAAGCTAGAGGCAGCGATGGAATTAAAATGGAAACAGCTACAGGTGAGTTTAATGTACACAGCAACAAAGATATAAAACTTACAACTGATCTAAACATGCATTTAAAAGCAGCTGGCAATAGTAGGCAAACTGCTAAATTGATTGACTTGAACGGTCCTGAAGCAACTGAAGCATCTAAGCCAACTTCTAGTAATTTGTCTGTTAATAGAACAGTTAAAGAAAGCATCAACGGCAGAGTACCAGAACATGAACCATGGGGAGGTCACGCAGAAGCTGAAAGTTCATTGGCAGCACAAGCGCCAAGTAGATTTGCACCTAATGCTAAAGATTATGATACTGGAAACATACAAGCAAATCAAGGACCTGCTGGTGGCGGACGACAAACAGATAGCGCAGATATTGCACAGTCAGCTAGAGAAACAGGAGTTGGTAGAGAAACACTAACTCCAACAGGTGACATAAATCCAAGAACAGGACGACCATTCTAATGTTAACAGAAGTACCTAGATTTTTTCAAACTGTATGGACTGATTTTAGTATCAAAGATCAAACAATTTATGATACTAAAATAGATATTGGTGATGTGAGTTATAGTGACAATGTTAGAGACGTAGCACTTAACTTTCATAGATATAATGCTTATAATAAATCGGGGTATGGAGAAAGTACGTTCGATAGAGGCGTAACTGAACAAGAAGCATATGATAACTGGATACAAACATTTAATGTTCAAAATAGAATAGTATTAAAAGCACTAATAGCAGTAGGTGTTTTAAAAATAAGTCAGAATGTATATGATGCTTTTGTTTTATTAAATTGGACAACAGGAAAAACTCTAACAGTACAAGCAAGTGAAGGCATATATGATTTGAAACCTGCACTGCTAGACGATGATACTACTACACTTGCAAATATGATTAACAGAAGTACTATCAACAAACAAAAGTGTAATAGAGTTGCAAATATTTTACGCTTGGTAGATTATGGAAAACCTAAAAACAGAAGCTGGCTCAGAACAAACGGCATTTATGAAATGCGAACAAAAAATGAATTGGGTGAGCTAACATCTGATCAGTTACGAGCAGCAAGATTTGCATATTACGCAGAAACACTAGACTTTTTACCGTTTACACCAGAAGGAATAAAAAGAGACATTGCTTCTAAATATAAAGAAACGTTGATCCAACAAACATTTACCTATGATGGCAATAATAATACATTTGAATTATTTCAAACACCTAGTATGATGCCTGTAGAAAAACTATCTGTATATGTCAATAATGAATTTATTCAGCATTATTATGACTATACACTAAGTGGACAAGTGTTAACAATAACAAAAACCATTAACATAAACGACATTATCAAAACTACTATTAAAATATAAACTGAGTAGTTAATTTCGCTATAAATAGTAGTATGGCAACATATATTGGATATAGTAGTATTGGTAGTGTAATAGGAAGCAAAATCCTTACAGATGCGGATTTAGCTAAACGTGATCTTATGAATCACTTTTACACCAGAAAAGGCGAACGTGTACAAAACCCACAGTTTGGTAGCATCTTACCAGAACTGGTTTTTGAACCTTTAGATTATACAACAGAGCGAGCAGCATTAGACGATGTAACTCGTATTATTAAAAGTGATCCTAGATGGATTGAAGAAGAAACACTTTTGTCAAAACCAGACGATCATACATTGACAATAAGAGTTAGATTAAGATACAAAGATACTGGCACAGCAGAAGAATTGTATCTAACATTTACAGGCGAGACAGAATAATGGCACAAGGCGCAAGACAAAGCAGTTTGTTTGCTGCGGAAGATTTTAGCGTAGTATACGAAAGTTTCAGTGAGGCTAATTTTCAAGCATATGACTATGAAACTATCAGAAATACTATGGTTGAATACATTAACAATAACTATCCAGAAAATTTCAATGACTGGATTAGTTCAAGTGAATTTGTAAGTTTAGTAGAACTTATGGCCTTTTTGGGTCATAACTTAGCATTTAGAGCGGATTTAGCTAGCAGAGAAAATTACCTAAGTACAGCAGAACGCAGAGAAAGCGCCTTGCGTATTGCTGAATTTTTAGGTTACACGCCTACAAGAAATATTATTGCTAGCGGCTATTTAAAAGTTGAAAGTGTTCGTACTTCTGAGCACGTATATGATGTAGATGGCAATAGTCTTGCAAACCAAACTGTGCAATTTGAAGATGTCACTGATCCTGACACTTATCAAAACTTTATTACAATTATGAATGCTATTTTTCAAAGCAGTAGTAGGTTTGGATCTCCTTATGCTAAATTTACTAAGAACGGCATTCAAAACGAAATATACAGAACTAGTAGTGTAAACAATACTAACAGTCAAACATTTACAGGAAACGTAAACGGAAGAAGTGCAAGTTTCAGTTTGCATAGTGTTTCCTACAATTCGACTACAAACACACTAATTGAAAAAAATCCTAACCCGTACGGCGTTATTGATATGCTTTACCGCAATGATAACAGTGGGTTTAGTAGTCCTAACACAGGATTCTTTTTAGGATTTAAACAAGGCACACTTGATTATAAAGATTACAATATTACTAACGGATTGCCTAACATGGTAATCGATGTTAATGTTAATAACATTGCCAATGGAAACATCTGGGTGCAGACAATCGACGAAGCAGGACAAGTTATTAAAACTTGGACTAGAGTTGATAGACTATTCGGAATGAACAGTATTTTTAACTCAGCTCAAAACAACATCAGAGACATTTATACAATCAGTAGTAGAGAAAATGATCAAGCAAGTATTGTGTTCAGCGATGGACAATTTGGCAATATACCACGTGGAATTATTCGTGTATGGTACCGCACAGGTTTAAATCAAAATTATACATTAAACCCTGACAGCTTTAGCGGAACACAATATAGTTTCACATACACTGGCGCAGATGGAAACACATATAATGCATTATTTTCATTAAAGTTAAGAAGTAATGTAACAAATGCTAGTGCAAGAGAAAGTATTGAAAGTATCAAAGCTAACGCAGGACGCTTTTTTGCTACACAGGATCGTATGGTCACCGCAGATGACTACAGTTTGTTTCCTTTAACAGTTAGTGAAAACATTCGTAAAATTAAAAGCATTAACCGTGTACACAGTGGCCATAGTAGATTCCGTGATTTATACGATCCTACTGCAACTTATAGTGACGCTACTAATTACTTAGATGACGGTTATATGTACGAACAAAACGAAACAACACGTAACTTAGTAAGTCTACCAACAAATCTAAATAGTGAACAAATATATCAAAGATATATAAAGCCGTTACTTAATAATCCAGAAGTTAAAAACTTTTATTACAATAGACACAACTATGTTGCAGGTAAAATGAATGGAAAACTTCACTATAGCGATACTACACAAGCAATTACATATTGGACAGCAGATGGCAGTGCAACAGGTTGCTTCCGTTGGAACCAAGTTAATAAAAGTTCAAATAGCTGCACAGGATACATTACTTACAACAGTATTGTTCAACGTTTAGGTACAACAGCAACTAATAGTTTACACAAAGCAGAAATAAATGGATTAGTAGAATTTATAACTGCTCCTTACAAATTAGGATATATTAAAACAATTGCAGTTACTGACGGTGGTAGCGGTTATACTGGTACGCCTACTGTTACCATTGGCGGAGTTGGAACTGGCGCAACGGCAATTGCAAACGTTAACGCAGGTGTTGTTGTTAGTGTTACTATCACTGACAGTGGTGAAAATTATAACGATGCAACTAGTGTTACAATTACGGGTGGCGGCGGATCAGGCGCTACTGCATCTGTAACAGTTGCTAGTGCAGACACACAGTGGGTTAGAGTTATAAATCTATACAAAGATGGTCTTGGAAAAGATGATGCAACAGGCACACCAAACGGCATTGACCCAACAGGTAAAGGTGCAGTTGTGATCAACGGTGTTATACCAAGCGGGGCTAGAATCAAACGTATTGTTCCAAGTTGGAACTATGACTTATCTGAATCTGTAAAAGCTGATGTATTAGCAAAGATACTTAATAGAAACAGTTTTGGATTGAGATATAACGCAGCAAGCCAACAGTGGATGTTGATTGAAAGTGCAAATCTTCCAAGTAATACAGCAACTACTAACGATGTTAGTGTGTGGACTAGACTGTTTGAAGGTGATACTAGCAACACAGGACGAGACCAAAGTTGGGTTATTAGAGTTAACTACAACAGTGATAACTGGGAAATATTAACTAGAAAAACACGTTATGTATTTGGAAGTGATAAAACGGTTAGATTTAACAATCTAAACTTTGCTGAAACATTTAGTAGCGAAACACTAAAGCCGCACAAAGA